GGGGGAATACCTGGATTGCGTGAGACGCTTCCTACAAAACCACAAAGAAGCTCTTCATCTTCCAATAATCCATTTGGATTGAAGGGTTATAGCGCAAAACCATTTGGATTAAAGTAAAAATCTCTTGCCAACTGTTAGGAAATTTTGCATATTTCATTTTCACTTCAGCAACCACTATGTCTAAAAAATACATCCTTCCTCCGTCACTTAAATATCCGTTTGAGCAATCTGAATTCCCAGGCGATCTGAATCTTAAAGAGATTCGTGAGCATGGAGAAAAAAGCAAGCTCCCAGAAGTAAGTTTTTACCAAGCAGTTGTTATTGCCCTGTTGGAGCAGCGTAATTACTTTGTAGTCGAGACGCTACGATACGCCAAACAATACGGACAACTACCCCAAGAAGAAGAAAATGGAAACGAACCAGCAACCACAGAAGATCAAGAGGAAGTATCAAAAGAAGAAGTCTACCCAGAAGGAGAAGTCACCCTCAAAGTCCTTCCCTCTCCCACAGAACAGCCTAGAACCAAGTTTACCAAATCCTATTCCGATGACGATCAAAGCTGATCCTGTTGGAGATATGCAAAAAGAAACGGCATGGGAGGCAATTATTTCTGGGCTGGCAGCATCTGGTGAGTTATCTCCAGAGATGCTAGGAAAGAAGGGTGGATTAGATCGTGTAAGCGTTCTTGCTATTCATGCCGCTGGTTTGGCAAAAGTCTTTCATGCCGAGTTTGTGAAAGCCAATGGCTAGAGTCCATGTTAATACTGGAAGATATGGGGACATAATCTGTTTCCTTCCTGTTCTCCTAAATGAGTACAAAGAGACGGGGGTAAAAGCCCGTCTTGTCATTTCCAAAGATTATGCATCCATCTTGGATGGCGTTTCTTATGTCGAGCCATTGGTGTTTGACGGGCCTTTTGAAGATGTTTCTGGTGCTATAGCATTCGCTAAAACTTTTTCCGATGATGTCAAGACCTCTCAAGTCGTTGGAATCTCAGATGTAATCGTTAGTCAGGTCTATGGAAATAGTCATGCCCCAAAGATCATATGTGACTCTTTTCAAAAAGACGCTTGGAAACTAGCTGATAAGTTAGAACTTTGGCCAAGTCAACCTCCGCTAGTATTTGATAAAAGGGATAAGAAAAGGGAGAAGCGGCTATACAAGTATATTCCTACGCTAAAGCCTTGGATTGTCGTCTCAACTGGAGGCATTTCATCTCCTTTTCCGTATAGCGATTTGCTTTGGGAGATATTGAATCACTCTTTAAAAGAATTTCACATTGTTGATCTGGCTAAAATAAAGGCTGAAAGGATGTATGATCTTCTTGGGATTATGGATCATCCCAATACAGCAGCAATGATCCTAACGGATAGTGGCAACTTGCACCTCTCATACGCCACTAAGAAGCCTGTACACGCACTTGTGGCAGATTCACCGACCTTATGGCATGGAGCCGCTTGGAGGCCCTCCTATGCCTCTTATACACGCTACAAGAACTTCCCTAGAGATGTAACTAGGATCTTGGATCTGATCCGCAATCCTCCTGTAAAGCCAAAGCAGGAAAATATAATCCATGTATATCAAAGGATGCCGTGGGCTACAGGAAAAGAGAAGCGAAGGAATGAAATAGCCGCAAAGACTTGGGACAAAGTTGGATGGGTTGATCTAGGATTAGATGATTCCTGTTTTGTAAGAAATTCTTCTAATGTCATACCAAATGAGACAAAGAATATCCCAATGATAAAAGATATGCTGAGAATGGCTTGTATTGGTCGTAATGATAAAGATGTCTTAGTGCTAACCAATTCAGATACTTGCGTTTCCTCTAATCTATTAGAAAAACTTTGTGGACAGATGCCAGCTTATGCTTATCGTCGTGACTTTGATAATATAGATAAACCTATTTCAGATGATAATATATGTTTAGGGAAAATGTATGCGGGGTCTGATCTTTTTGTCTTTAGGGTAGGATGGTGGAGAAGGAACCATGCTTTATTTCCCGATATGGTTCTTGGACGACACTCTTGGGACAGAATACTTAGGCAACTGATTAAATTATCTGAAGGCCGTGAAATCGAAAATTGCATTTATCATGAGCGTCACCCATCAGCATGGGAAAACCCAAGAAATCTGAATAATGATCTAAGTAATTTGAGGAATGCCAAACTCGCAAGGCAATGGTTACAGGATCGTAAGATTCCCTTGGAGGAATTAGAGCTTTTGAATTATGAAGGAAAATTCGATAAGCAATCAAAGAAGCGTTAGCGTCTTGTAAAGATACAATCCCAATTCTGATCGTGGTATCGGAATATCTCCCTATAATCCCATTCTGGCAAATATTTCAGAATATCATCACAAGTATAACCAAACATTGCCAAGGCATTAGGATTAAACTCGCATACAATATGTTTGAGATATTCGCTTTCTAAAAGCTCTGTAGCACCTGATAGAATCGCTGGTTCAAATCCTTCAGCATCTAACTTTAGAAAGATTGATACATCTTTAGGGATAACATCATCATAAAAGTTATTTAAATATTCAGACCTAAGTTCACCATTTTTAGTTATAGGTCTGCCGCCCATGTTGCCTCCATCAGAATTGTATAATCCAACTTTACTTCCATTTCCTAGAGCAACATTAAAATTAATAGATTCTGGACAATTATGTTTTAAGCATTCATAGGCATCTTTTTGAGGCTCAAACGCAACAACATTAAATCCTTTGTCTATGAAGATCCTTGCTGTGTCTCCAATAAAAGCTCCCACATCAATTACCCATGATCCTTCTGGCATTGAATTAAGTTCTGGTAGATCAATAAAATCTTTATCATACCCCAGATTGCCAAAGTATTTAACTTGCTTGGATATTGATTGGTCATTCTTTAATAACCAATAACCGTTATATTCTTCTACGAAATCAGGTATTTTCATTCTTCGGAATTGCTTTCTTTTTCTTCTGGCATAATGAATGGTGTTATAGGCTGCACACGATTCATAGGAGTTATGCTGATGTATTCACCGCACTTGGCTCCATCATTCTCTGATAGGTTTGCCACATAGAATGTCTGTGGTTGGATTGGTGCTGTATGCATAAGCGTCAGCATGGTTAGGGTTTGTAATTGGTTCATGATTTTTTTTTGTTATTTATTGAGGACATATGAAAGTTGCCTCGCACAATGTCACATTCGTAGGCTCGGAGCATTCCCATTCCTCCAAATCCAGCAGACAGCCTGTGTTTAATAGCTGAATCACATTTAGACTTAGATGTATAAGCTGATTTACCACAAGCGCACTTTTTTGGCTTTTCTATAAGTTTTACCAATCCCATTTCTATTGCTTCCTTCCTATTCATTGGTGCTAGGTCTGGAGTATCTAGCCCAATCTCGTTTAGTATATTATCAATTGATGATCTCATTGGTTTATTTGTTTTTTTAGTTCAGCAAGATCCCTCATGCTGTTTCTGGTGTCTTGAATTGTTTCCCATTCCATTACGCCATCTGCTATTGCTATAGCGCGATCACGCTCTGCATTAGAACGATCTAGTTTTTCTTGCATAGTTAATTCTGGTCTAGCGTTCACAATTAAAAAATCTGCTACGAATTGTTTTATTTCTATGTCCATTTGTGTTTTTATTTAGTAATACTATTAAGGTATTCTTGTTGGGTTGATTTAGGCCAAGAGCTAAACGGCAATGTATGCCATTGGGGGTGAATTTGAACTGATTCTGGATATGCTACCGATCTCCACTCAAATGCTTCTTGTTCATTTATTCCAAGTTTAGAAGTAATGGTTGGCTTTTCTATTTTTAAAGCTGAATAGTCCATACCATCATCCTCCCATCGTTGTTGGTTCAGCCAAGTGGAAGCGTGAGGTATGAACTTGCCCATCTCCTTTTGCCAATCTGGTGAGACAATTGCTTTCCGTAAGGCCGCTATGAGTATATCCAGCTCTGGTAGGTTGTTCTTTGCCCAAGATGCCCTTGCTGCTCCTTTGCCAATCTTTTTAGGGTAGGCTGACCAGAAGAATTCAAAACCGTCTATAGCGGCTTTCTTGCGCCGTTTAGGGCTATTCTCAAGCTGGACTTCTTGCCCACAACAGGGGCATATATCTGGTTCTTTCTCTATATTCATTTTAAAACTCCTCGTATGACCATTGTTTCTTTTTGTATTGGACTGCAACGAACCTAAACCAAGGATGGTACTCGGCTGCAACCTTGATTTTAACTCGACCTGTGCCTTGCCAGAAGCCCTTTACCTCATGGAATTCAATGTCCCCATTGGATAGGATCACAAAGAAATCAGGAAGGTAACTAGTCAGCTTGGCAAGTTTTAGATTGATCTGCTCAAATCCATAGTGATGTATTTCTCCAGCCAACTTTCGCTGTTGAAGCAATGAAGCATAGGCTTGCTCTGTTTTGTTCATAGTTCCAGCAACCCGTCTGGTAATATTTGCTTTTGCTCTAATCATTTTTGATGAGGCGCATTACGCACCAGTTTTGTTTTTTCCATAATTTTTAAGATATTAAAAGCATCTGCGTGTCAATTTCAGCATTTGCGTTGTATTTTTTTGTTTCTCCTTTTGGATATTTTTCAACTTTGTATTTAAGACTTTCCCGCATATTCTTTTTTTGTTTTTTGCTTCCAATAAAAATCACATATCTATGTTTTCTTGGTCTATCTTCTAAATAAAAGTCGTCTCCATATTTTTCAAGAAGTGCTTGGGATCTATTTTGGACACCTCTGAACCTATCTGCAATCGTTGCTCCGTGAAGATGCTCCTCTCCTTTTATTTTCCAGTCAGTTCTTTTTGCGCTTAATCCTATGTATAAAAAATTTGTAGCTTGATAAACATACCCAATATGTCCCTGTGCTGTATCAGCAAAACTTACAATTATTTTCGGCTTAGGAATTAGTTTTAATGATTTTGAAATTAAAAAACCAGCTAGATTTTTTTTGCTTTCGCAACACAATCGGTTCAATTCAATTACATAATCAGAATATTGTCTTCCGCAAACGCCTTCTCTTAATGGTGATGAAACTGGAGTTCCGTATGTCACGACTCCAATCAATGACTTGTCCAAAAAAGCTCCAAAGGCATACGAGACTGGAGGTATTCTTTTTGCGTAATGGCGTTTTAATAGCCACGGATGGACATCTCTAAAAGAGATTTGCTGAACAGACCAATTAGTTTCCATAATCTATGCCTTTTCGGAAGCTTAGTTTTTTATCGGCTCAATAAGATACTCGCACTCAAATGTGATGATTTGTGGTGGCATAATCATGCTGTAAATCTCTGGACGCGGAGCAATCCTTCGTAGACAAGTCTCGCATCCCTCGCGCCACCCCTCTATGTCGTCTCCTGATCCGTTGCAACGCGCAATGTCGTTGGCTAGTGTGTTCATTATTTGGTTTCCCTTTTTCATACTCATTCAAGCGTAAGGCCATTATTCTCAACGTAATGGTGAAGTTCTTTACGCAAACTATCTAGACAATTTTCTATGTCCGAAAAAGTGTGGCCGTGTTTAATGTAGCGACGAAGCGTTTCGTCGAAGTCACTTAGTGTGATTTTCCAGTCGGTTCCATTTATAGCGTCTAGGTGTTCTTGATTTTCCTCTGGCAGATTAAATTCGAGTGTGGCTTTCATTTGATTTGTGTTGATTTATTTGTCATTGTTGAGTGAATTTACTCAGTTTTTTGAGTTATTTTT